GACGTTGGCGTGGAAATGAACGTTTCAAAACGTGATGTCATTTCCAAATAAATGCGGCCATTGTCTGCGGACGGAATCAATCCAACATTGATTTCATCACCGAACCCCGAATCATAAGTGACCGAACCACCAATGATGTTGACGTTTGCCTTTTTGATTTCGGTCAACTGAATTTTGTTGACGGCTGGCAAATATCGGAATGTACCTTGTGAACGGTATCGTGTCGATTGGTCGACATCGTAATCAACGTTTACATCGTCATATCCGTCCGCCGAACCATCCATCAAATATTTGAATTCGCGCAATTCATTTTCCGCGCGTTGGCTAAATTGCTCGAATCGGAATTGGCCGTCGTCGAAATAGAATCGCGCACCCAATACCAAACACATTTCACGAATGATTTCCAATCCGTTGGAATATTCAATCGTCCCGATGTCCGTATAATTCGCGAATGTTTTCGCCGGGAATCGTGTGATGGACATTGGATCCGTGGTCAATGAATACGTTTGTTCTTCCGACCAATAATTTGAAATCGTGCGCAACAAAACATCCGTTTGCGTCAAATACTGCGCCGGGGTGTTGTCGTTTATGATGTTGAACAAATGATCCGTCAACGTGCGTGTGACGCCATCGTATTCATATGCTTTGGATGCCATTTTTGAAATTCCATCCACCGCCTTGAATGCATATTGCGTTGGGTTGGAAATATCTTCGACCTCGATCAAATCTTGGACAATCCATCCGAACCAATAAACGTTTGTGTTCTTCTTTATAACAACGAAAAACCGTTCTTCTTGGTATTGTTTGAACAATGCGATGAAATTCGCCATGTGCGTTTCACCGCGGTCGTAAAATGAAAACGATGCCGATGACCCGATAATGGGCGAATAGATTTCATCCGTTTCCCCATCCCAATTGATTTGGAATCCATCGCCACCGATAGAAACCGAATGCGATGAACCAGTCCATTCGGTATCGTGGACTTCAACCACATAATCATTGTTTTGGTCGGATTTGAATTCCGCGTAAATGCGTCGTGCCATATATTAAAAACCTCTTTGTCGTGAACGATTTCGTGATGCCCTATCATTGGACAATAAAATGTCGGCACCCGACAATTTCCCAAATATTTCAATCGATTGCATCCCACCGGATCCCAGTCCGCCCGGCATCATAAATGATGGCACACCCATTCCACCGCCGACGGCCTTGAATGCGGTGCCGAACGATTGCAATGAGAATCCCGCCAATCCGCCCGTGGCCAATACTAAAATGGCGGCGAATATTGCGGCGGCGGCGATTGCGGCGGCCAATTGTGCCATCATCGCTTTCAATCCATCGCCAAACACTTTGAAGAAATTTTCACCGCCCATCAATGCCGCCTCGAATGATTGGGTCAATGTCGTCCCCAATATATCGGCGACACCCATGAATGCATCTTGCATCCTTTGACCTTGCGTGACCACTTGTTCGAATGAATGCGTAACGGTCGCCATCGTCATTGGTGCCGTGGTCGACATTTCATCCATCAATTGGATGTATGCGCGCATTGATTCGCCCGCCATAAAAAACGCCTCATTGTGTTTTTTTACGGCCTCGGTTGCGGTTTCAACAACGGGTACCGATTCTTCAATCACCTCGTTGCTTTCCTCTTGTTTTTCGTTGTTGTTACCCAACAATGCATTCAATGCCGCCAACGTTTCGTTGCGCATCTCCTCCAATCGGGTGACGTTCTTGATGTATGTTTTGTTCTTGGGGTAAAGTTTTAAATTGTGTTCGTTGTCCTTGGTGCGTTTCTCCAATATGGCCAATTGATTGCGCAATTGTTGTTCGGTTTTATCGTCAACACCGAACGTGTCATCAAATGGTTGGAAAAACGTTTTGATCAACGCCAATTTGACCTTCAACAATGCGTTGTACGCCGGCAACAACCCTTCACCGATTTCGGTTTTTAGGTTTTCCATTTCGGCCCGTTGTTGCGCCAAACGTTCGGACGTCAACAATGTTTTGTCGCCCGCATCACCCATTTGTCGTTGGATGATGTTTCCAACGGCCGTGGCCATATCGCCGGTCGCGTTGAATTCTTCACGAACCTCGGATGCGGAGAACCCAAGGTTGTCCAAAATCGGAATCGATTTTCGTGCGATACCCAAAACGATGGATTCCGCCATGTAATCAATCGATTCACCCGTTTCCGTTGCACGTTGTTGTGCGAACGACAACAAATTGCCCAATTGTTCCAATGGAATGTTGAAGTTTTTCGCCTTGACGGCCATTTTCATCAACTCCAAATCGGCGATGGTGCCTTTGGTTGCCTTGCGTAATTCACCCAACAATTGCGGATCATTGATGCGTTCAAATGCACGTTTGACCCCTTCGGCTTGTGATGCCAAATTGACGGCCTCGGTTGCAAATTGTCGGATCGCATCAACGGCGAATGATGCCCCAATGACACCGCCCAACATTCCGAATCCACCCGATAATTTTTGCAACGAACTATCGATGTTGCGCATTCCGGATCGGAAATCCTTGAGGTCTGCGCCGAACTTTAAATCAATTTGTGGTTTCGCCATTGCCGAAAACTTTGTTTATCCCTTGTTGTACTTCTTCAAATGTGGCCGCGTGATGAATGCGTTTTTTTGTTTCCCAAGGGAACGCAATCAAATCGCGCGGTTTCAATCGTTTTTTCGTATGTGGCGCAATCGTTATCGCCGCATTCCATCGTGTTGTTTCCCAAATGGTTTGAACGTTGTGTTCAATTACCCGTTGGAATCCTTTCCGTTTATTTTGGAATTGACGTGGCGTCATGTCGTACAATTCGTCAACCGTCATTCCCATTTCGCCCAACCCGATGGATTCCAAATCGTCCCAATCAAATGATTGTGATTCGGGATGGGCATTTACTTTTTTCCGTCAACGCTTGGCTTGACGAACGATTCCACGAAAAACGCGACACATTGTTGAATGATTGTCGGATCATCATCCAACAAATCTGCAACGTCGTCCAACGTCATTGTGAAATCAATTTTTTCTACGCGCGCACCGTCTTTCATTCCGGCCCATATCAATGCGATTGCGTGATCGATTGACATTTTGTTTTCCAGTTGTGACAATTCGTCCAACCCGATTCCCGTTTCATTTGAAAACAATCGCAATGCGTTGAATCCGTATTTCACCGGGTGTTCCGTTCCGTTAACTAAAATTTGTTTTGTCATTGTGTTGTTGTTGTTTTAATAAAGGGACCGCCCAATGGACGGCCCCGAAATCGTTATGCCACCGCCGCTTGTGTGAGCGTTGATGTACCTTGGAAACTGAACGAGAACGTTGCATTGTCCTCGAATCCCGCATCGTTGCTGAACTCGGTGAAATACCCCGCGCCAGAATATGCGATTTCCGTTGATGTAGTTGATCCGAACTTGATGTAAACCAATGAACGGTTTGAAACGAATGTGAACAAATCGTCTGGTGTTGCCTTGCCGCTATTGCTATATACAACCAAGCCTTCGCCCGACAATGTCCATGATTTTTGTCCTTCCAACACTTCCATCCAACCGGCTGAATCTTTGGTCGATGTGTCGCGTGTTGCCATTGACACCGCCAATGATGCGGATGTCATTTTTCCGATGATTTCGTATGTTACATCATCGGATGAAACTTGAATTACAACGTCGGTTGAATTCATTACGGATGTTGACGCCATTTTTTATCCTTTTTTAGTTTTTAATAATTCGAAAATTTAAATCAATTTCGACACCGAATGTCGTTTCGTCTACGTTGTACACCTCCGAAACGGTGTCGAACATACACGTTTGAACATTCACGCCCAAAATTGTTTCTTCCATGCGAACGAACGTTGAACGTACGTCGTCAACTGCCGTTTGCAATGTGCCGTAATTCGTGCCAACCAATGTGATTGAAACGTTTACGATGTCAATGTGTGAATCGGCATCTTTTGAACCCTCGGTTCGAATGGATGTTGTGTCATATACCGCAAACGGCGTTGCGCCACCTTGCGCCCCGATGATGGGGTAAACACGACCACCAAACACGTCGTTCAATGCCGATGTGTTGTCAAATTTATATTTGATGACCTTCCCAATCATTTCAATCCGATTTTTTGTGTGAAACCCAATGATTTGATTTCAGCACGTAAATATTCCGTGAATGAACGTTTGATCCGTGGCGATGCAATACGTTCACCAATACGAATGGCACGTTCTGCCCATCCGAAATTGGTCCCGTTGTATTTTGAACCGTCACGGAATTTCAACCAACCAAATGAAATGAATCCGGCAAACCACCCGCCCTTTTCGGGGTGCGAATATGCACCAGTTTTGCGAGGTCCAACCGATGCAACGATTGAATCAACGCCGGGTGCTTGTTTTGGGAATTTGATTCCAACCGAACGACGCAATTGCCCCGGTTTGATTTCGGCGTAAACGCTACCATTTCGGTACACGGCGAACACTTCATCGGAATCGGTGATTTGGCGTTTGTAAATGCCAACAATGGGTTTCAAGCCCTTACGTGCGGCCTTTTTCAATACCTTTTTGCGCACACGATCATCCAATCGTTTCAATTGACGTCGAACGTGTTTGTCGCCAACCATTGTGATTTTCACGTTGTTCATTGCGCATCGGTATATTCGCAACGGATCATTTGGAATGCCTTGCGGGCATCCGCCGATTGGATTGCGTTAATTTTGTATGTTTCGTTGTTGTACACGATCCGCATTTGTTCATTGATGTCGGAACGATATCGAATGTAGAAATCAACACGTTTGGTTGCGGAAATCATATCGCCGTTTTCTTTTTCACCGTTACCAACACCAACGGTTTCAACCACTTTGGACCATACTTCGGCCAATGTGCCAAATGATTTGACACGTTGCCCGAATGCATCGGTTGTAGTGGTGAACGACTGAATCGTGATTCGTCGGTCTAATTGTCCCGCTTGGTCAATCATTAGAACGTGAAAATTCGGTATGGGTTCCACAAATATTCGGATGCCGTTGGCAATGCACGAACGCGGTCATTGCGTTGGTCGTACAAATCCGAAATGACCAACATCATCCCTTGAATCAATGGTTTCGGAATCGCTGACACGTCCGATCCCACCGTATAACGAACAATCACTTGATTGACTACACCGGCCGCGGCGAACCATCCGGAAACGGATTGAACACGTGCGGGTTCGGAAATCAAATCCGTGACATATGCATCAGTCGAAACCGTCACTTCCGATCCGATTTCGTCCACATATTTAACCGATGATATTGACGCCACGGGACCGCGTGACAAATAAATGAGGTTCGACAAATTGTCCCAACGATTCGATGGGAATTTATCGAAGTATTCATCGATTGTCGTTGTCACCAAAATGCGGCGCGTGTATTCTTCACACATTTGACGTGCGGCCGTGATTAGGACCGAAATCAATGTGTCGTCATCACTATGGTCAACGCGAAGAAAATTCTTCGCCTCGGTCAATGTGATTGGTTCGGACGCCGCGGGCGTTACAATATCAAATGCCATTTATCGGGTTTCTTTTGATGTGGTTTTCTTTACTGCCTTTTTTGCACGCGTCTTTGGTGGTTCTGCAATGGCCTCGCAAAATCCCGCGTTCAAAAAATCTGTCAATATCTCATCGGA